TTTGCGCTCGCTTCTTGATCCGCGCGCGCTCGATCCGCTTCTTCTGCAGCAACGCGATTTGCTTCTTGTAGAGCAGCGTATTTCGGCTCCCAGACTTGGCGTTCATGCTTTCTCCCGGTGACGTAAGTAAAGCCGAGGACCGCCAGAATCAGTCCGACAACCACAATTTTGTCCAGATGCTTCAGAAAGAACGTCAGCAGAAACGCCATGTCATCCCTTCTTGACCGTGGTTGTCTCTACAGACGCCTCCACCGTGCTGGTCGTGGATGCGCCCTGACGGTTGGCCTCCTTGTCCTTCAGCAATTGAACTCCACCGATAACCGCAAGGTTGGCGGTCATCACTGCAAGCTGCTCCCATGGAACCAGCGGTGGACCGGGCCATTGTGTACCCGTGAAGGTTGTCAGCAGCGTGGTCACGAAGAACGTGAACGGCCAGATGATGACGTCATAGGCATAACCCCAGACCACCACCCATGCGAACACGCGCTTCCAGTTATCGGACAGGAACATGCGCCTAAGCATCCCGTTCATGCCGTTTCGTCCCAAATCCATTTGCCACCGTACTCCGTGTACACGCGGACCACTTCACCAATGCTCATGAACCGCTGCCCGTACCGCCCCGGCGGCAGCGACGCCCACTCGTACGAGCACTTGTCCAGCCATAAAGCCAGCGCGCCCGCTATGGCTGCATCCAAGGCTTTCCTGCGCACGAATAAGGCCACCGCCGCTTCATCCTGACACTGCGAGCCGAAGTCAGGGAATCCGTACTGCGCGACCAGTTCGTCCCACGTCCGTGTCAGGAACTGATAGGCACCTGCGGCAGAAGAGAAGATGCTGAGGCGGTCGATGTGAACCACCCGTCGCGGGTGGTCTGAGAGATCAGTGATCGAGTAGACGCCGGGAGGATCGCCAACCAGCTTTCGATAGGCGTTCTCGGTCTGGTCGGTTTCGCCTTCGCGAATGACGTGCAGCAGCGCTTGCACATTGGGGTGCTGCAAGGCCGATCTAAGGTCGTCGCGGTTCACGGCACCTTCTTCAGGCGGGCGTTCATTTCAGAGTTGTGATCGCGCAGGAAACGGTTGATCTCATCCTGACCGCGCTTCAGGTCGCGTATCTCAGTCAGAAGATCGTTGCGCAATTGCTGGTTATCGACCTGATGACTCGTAAGCAGACGATCCTGCAATTCATCGACCCTCTTTGCCTCGGTAATTCTGTTGTCCAGTGAGTAATAGGTTCCAATGATCGTAGCCACCAATCCAAGAACGACAAGAAGGTTGACGGCCAGCCATCGGGCAAACTTGGCAACGAGTTTTTCTTCAACACGGGTCGCTATTTCCTCGACCAGCCGGTGATGCGATGACTCATGGAACGTGGTTGTCGCTACCGTAGTCGTATCGGTCGTGGTTTCCATGTCATCGTGCTTTCCGGGCGCGCGCGCTCATGCTGTAGCCAACAAACGGAAAGCACTGCACGGAGCACAGCGCAAAAAGGGAAACGCCAATACCAAGTACGGCGCTTCTTAGTTCATGCGGGGAGTAAAACATGGCTGCAGCGCAACTTTCATGGCGCACCCGGCGCCGTTGTCCGGAGCGAAGCAAGCTCTTTTCGTAGAGCTACAACTTCGGTTTCCAGAACAGTTGCACGAGCAGCGAGTCGTGCCAACTCTGTTAGCGCTGCATTCCGCTGTCCTTCAAGGACCCTGACGAAGAGGTCCAACTCAGCGGGATGTGGCTGTGACGCGTCCATTTATACCGTCCACAGCCCCGTTTGTAAAGCTTTCATGGCTGGACCTTCTTGAATCCAGAACGAAACTCGTCCTGCCGATTAAGTCCACGACCGAGACGCTGGAGCTGCGCGAGAGCTTCGTCGTACTGTTTGCTGTACATGGCGAGCACGTCGGCTTCGCCTTTTTGGAAGATGTAAGCGCGGACCAGCGTGCCATACAACAACACGCTCTCAAAGTTTTCTCCTAGCCAAGAAGTTCCAGCATCAACGATCGATGGCGGATAGTAGTAATAGTGCAGCTCCGCCATGTACGGAGCATTGGGGGTTGGCCCCAACACAAAAGCCGTGTCGTCGAACAGCGCGTAGTGTTTTGGTTGCCCCGTTATAGTCGGATTCGGGTATGCACTGTTGATGTAGCTGACATCGACATTGGTAAGGAATGTGTACCGCCCGGTATCGTCAATCACCGCCAGTGAGTACACCGCCAAGAAGTCACCGGGAACCCCAAAGTACGGGAAGTCCTGCTGCATGGAAGCCGTTGCATTGCGCCGCAACGCCGGTAGCAGCACCGAGTTGTAGATACCTTCTTCGGCCAACCGAATGAAACTTGGAATGCTGGCAATAAAAGTCGCGTCGTACTGCTCGATGGTGTCCTGTACGGCGTCAACCAGTTGCGTGTAGGTAAGTGGCATCAACGCACCCCGAATACTTCAGCATTAGGATCAACGACAATATCCCGATCTGGCTGGTCAGGACGGGGGTTGCGTAGTGCTTGGGCGTCCACTACAGGCAGCTTCCCTACCTTGTACTGCGGGTGGTCAGGGTTCCAGCAAGCACGGCACGCCAATATCTCCGTCTTCTGCTCGTTCACTGTCATCGGCCGCAGACTCGATAGCTTTACGGTGAACCCGCAAATGTCGCATATCGCCTTCGCGCGTCTCCCACGAGCGAACGAATTCACAGCCATCAATAACTCCTGCGCGGCACAACACGCAGCGTGGTACGCGCTCGGTCTTCACTGGCTGCATGAGCCCACTGCCTTTCGTACTCCGCCTGCAGCGTCTGCTGCTTGTCAGGACTGATCTTCATTGACAGGTACATAGCTAACCCCGCCACCAGCGCCGGGAGAAACCGGAACGGAATGTCTGGTGTCTGGATGCCATCTCCGGCGTCCTGCATGCGCCGCATGCGCCAGTAAACGAAGATCATGCTGCTGTTGTTCGGTACGGGCCATAACGAGATGGTTGGCGCATCGCGTTGCCTGTCTACATACACCTGCACCGGCCTCCCAGACGAGAGTTTGTTCGGGATCGAGGAGTACACCCCGATGTCCACCCGCGAGATGGACACATCGCTCTGCGTCGCCGGGTTACCGTCGTTAGTCCGCAGCACGAACTCCATAAGGTCGATGGTGTCCGCTGGCAGCGTGTATGTAGCCGTGCCAGCCACGAGAGGAACCGCGCCCTGCTCGATGGTCCACAGGTTGACCCCCCGGTTGGCCCACTCCAGCGTCAGCAGATTCATGCTGCGCCGTGCCGTGCGTAGATCGTAACCGGTGCGAATCTCCGCACCTGCGCGTTCAAACGCCTCTTCCGCAATGTCGGTGAACGACAAGTTGAAGTTGGTGGTTCCGGAGGTAGCCATCTATTTCGCTTTCTTGCGGCGAGACACAACCGCATTCGCGGCGCGAATAGCCCGCGACTCGTCACCGGTGCGCTTCAATACGCTGTTAGCTACGTCACGCCACTGGCGCTTGGCGACAGCAGACGTAGCCTTCTTGGTGTACTTTGGCGCGTCTTTCGGACCCCAAGGCATCTACTTCTTCTTGCCGACTTTGCCACCGCACTTGAATGGCATCGGCTTCTTGCCTTTCGGCCCACATCCCTCTCGCTTTTCTTCTTTCGCTGTTTCCTTACCCTTGAACAAAAACGCCGGTTTCTTCGTAGCCATGATTAACTCGTCCTGATTGGAGTCCAGATTGTTCCCGACCCAGTAGCGATCGGGCGCCACACGTTGGGGAAGCCCCCGTTTGCCACGAACTGCATAGTCACGTTACTAGACATCGCCCCCGCTCCCTTCAGAGCACCAGCAGCTGCAAAATCTAGCGGTATTACAGAAGAAACAGAACCCGGATCGGTTATTGCCCCCGCAACACTAAACGTCAGCGTTATGTTGCTGACCAGCTCCCCTACACTACCTTCAAATACCCCCGCTACATCAAGCGCCATCGGCACGGTAGAAACAATCGTGCCCGCGTCTTCTAATACACCGGAAGCGCTGAACGCAGCGTCAGCTAAAGCATCTATTGCGGCGTTCGAGCCAAAAAACGTACCAAAGTTATTGAACGACACGCTAACGGTGCCAAGCATGGAACCAAAGGCACGGGGGACTATGCTGGCGCGTGTTCGCTTAAATGTTCCCGGCTGCCACGGACCATATCCCGGATGCTGCAACGGAGAACGGAACCGCCCTTGAAGCGAAGACACTGAAACGGTACTAGCAGCAGCTACGTTGAACGAAAGCAGCACTGCTCCGTCCATGTAGCCCGCACCTTCAAACACTCCAGTCG